GCCTCATAGCCTCCAACTCTATCATCCTCTTCGTCTTCACTCCCTCCAAATAAGCCATCATAGCGTGCGAGTATTCCCTGACGCCACGATAAAAAAAAAGAGCAGTTCCCCACATCGTCTCCATATCACAATCGAGCATATCCTCTTCTCTTTCGGTACTCGGTTCGTATTCCTCTAATGTATATTTATTTGTAAGAGGCAGCCTCTTTTTTATAGGAAGATAAAGAACAGATAAAATCTTTTCAATATATTCATTCAAACCAAGCGCGTAATACTCTTCTATGTCAATCATTTGTGCGAGACATATTCTTTCAAGGTCTACAAGTCCATACTCTCTACCATTTATCTTTATCACTTTGGTGACCTTTGCTTTTGGAAGAGTTTTCATCCAAGACATCGTTTGTGTTAATTCTATAAGTTCTTTAGGGTTCATCAACTCTACTTGATTTTCTGTCTTCCCTGTCAATATAGATACTTGCTCTATGATTAGGTCAAGAGCGTCTCTCTCCTCTGTCTTTACATTCATAAGGTCGATTGCCTTTCTGAGCGTTATGTCTTTCCATCCTTTCATTGTTATAAGTATATTTTTATCCCTTTTCGTTTTTGTTGAGCACATTGTTGGTCCAATAAGAAAGCATTCTTGTGTATACTCTTTCTCTACAAGCCGGACAGCTTCTATTGTATTCTCTCAACTCAGGCATAAGATTATTGTTTATGTTGAAAAGACGTGTTGTTTGCTCTTCCATAATCTTATCTTTACCCTGCAGTTCGAGCATAAGCTCGTTTAGAAGAACTCGCTGCTCTTCAATCATCTCCTGTCTTGCATCCATTAGTTTATCATTATTTTTTGTATTAGACCCGCTATTACGCTTGCTATTATTGCTGTTCCTAAATCCCATGTAAATGAGAGTGTTATCCAAAATCCAAGACAGGTGGCACAATAAAGTAACCTGTGTATAAATCTCAACGACTTTGAATAGGTGTCGTATTCTTCTTCTTTGAACCCAATATATCTTTTTATATGTATGATTGGCTCAGCTGTCTGAAGAAGAACCGCTATACAAGTCCATAAGGCTATTTCGTATATCATAGTTTTGATTGTATTTCTTTTTTTAGTTCTGTCATCAAGTTGTATATCGATTTTTTACTTTTATAATAAATCGTTTTTCCTACTTTATCGGTGCGATAGAATGTGTATTTGTTTCTTATCTTTTCATATGATAAGCCTTCGAGAAAGTAAGCTCTAAAAAGCATTTGTTCTACATTTGATAATGTTGGATATATGTCGTGTATTTTCAATATCTTCGCTATCTGTTCGTCTGTATATACTCTCTTTAGGTCCTTTACATATTCGTCTTCTTCTCCTTCGACATATTCACCGATTTCATCTGCGGGTTCGGATATGTTTTCGAGTTCTTTATCGTTTATAGCCCATCTTCTTCCGAATGGACTTGTAGCGTGTGCTCCTTGTATTCTAAGCCAACTCACTGAAAATCCCTGAAGCATTTGTAAGCTGTCGTAATCCATATAACTCGCTTGTGATATGAATATGTCAATCTTTTCTTGTTTGTCGTATAGGAAGAGAACGAGTTCTGCCGTCAAATCATAAGGGTCTCCTTGTTTGTTTTTCAATATGTTCGTGGAGCATTCGATGAGGTATTCGTATTTAGCTTCTATAAACTGGTCTATTATTCTTTTGTATCTCGTCTTTGTCATAATGTATATATTACGGTTCGTAGGGCCTCTTGGATTAGAACGCCTCAAAGTCCCAGGAACCAGCCGAAGACGTGTTCTTCTTATAGAAAAGTATTGCATATCGTAAAGCATCAAGAGCATCATCGAATGCTTTTACCGGTTCATCAATCAGTTTATCTCCTATGGATTTCCATTTATAGTTTCTAAACTCTTTATGTAGGTTTACACTATCATGATGATAAAATACCCTGACAGATTTCACTGCATCTATTCCTTCTTTTACGTTCTTTATGGCATTGTGAATATTGAAGCCACCTCTTCTTATCTCTTCTATTATCTCTGGTCTCGCCCAGTCTGCCACTATCTGTGTGCTCATAGGAAGAGCTTCTTTCTGGAATACGTCCTTTATTCTTTGTATAAGTTCCTCTGTTGTTAGTTGCGTTTCGTATATAAGCTCTCTCGCGTGATATATGTTTTCTCTTATATCCACTCTTATCAAAGCAGTGGGATGCACGTGTCCAAAGTCAAGACCCAATATAGTCGCGTCATATCTTAGAAGTGGTTCTATGTATGGTTGTTGATGTGTGTATATCGTGTGAGTTGATTTAGATGGAAGACCCAGTGCATATATGTTATAATAGTCTTGGTCTATCTCTATAAGACCTTCAATCTCTTTTATTAGACCATCGGACAGGAAAGAGTTATCTTTATAAGTGCTGTGGAGCAGCACGGCATCTGGCTTCTCTATGATATCATATAACCAGTGTTCTGTATCAGAAGGGTTGAAAGAGAAAAAACATTTCTCACTTGTTCTAAAGTTTAGCTGTGAATATTCTTCAAAAGAAAGTTCATTGGCTTCTTCTGCCCAAAGTATATCTCTTTTACGTCCCCTAACTTTCTGTGCATCATCTAATGAGAAAAACTCTATACAAGAACCATTAGGGAACCTGTATATGTTTTCTGTTTTATTATGTGATGCTTCGTCATATAGATTTAGGTCTCTCATTATCTCAAAGAAGTCTCGCATCACAGAACCTCTCAATGCAGGAAATGATTTCCTCACCACGGAAAGGACTTTGTTCTTATTCTGAAGACACCAAACGATTGACATCTGACACAAAGAATATGTTTTACTCGAACGAGTTCCTCCTTGATTTATGATAAACCTTATATTAGTATCATTTAGTGCATCCCAGTTTTTAGTAAAGACATTAGTGTGTCGTATCTGAAGGGCCATCACCGTTGTCTTTTTTTACTTCTATGAGTTGTATTATGTGAGGTATAGCCAAGGTCTCACCATTAGAAGTTATGTCAATCTGTGGTGCGTAACCTGCTCGCTTGCCTTTAGTTTTCAAATAAAACTGAATACTGCTGTCACTTCCTTCTTTTATTCTTTTTAGAAGTGCGTCTTCAACAAACTCAATCTGTCCTGCTTCGGCATCTTCTATGGCTTTTGCAAACTCTGCATCATCTCTCATCCAGAAATAGTATTGTGTTCTGGATATACCTATGGTTTCACATGCTTTTGTCACCATACATAAATGAGCGACATAAGCTTTTATGAAAGCTTTTTTGTTTGCTTCTGTAGTTTTAGGCTTTCTCATAATGTTCTATTCTTTTTTCTGATATTGTAAAGTATTCAGGGTCCATCTCCATACCTACAAATCTAAATCCTTCTTTGACCGCTGCACAACCAGTTGAACCGGAACCCATAAAAGGGTCTAATACAATTCCATTTGGTGGTGTAACCAATCTACATAGATAAGCCATTAGTGCGATTGGTTTCACCGTTGGATGGTTATTCTTTGATATGATTGGATTTGACTTATCTTCCAATCTATCTTCTAAACTTTTTCTACCAAGTGCTCCAAAACTATTTGGTGTAATCTTTTCTTCAAATCCTTCAAGACCCATATTTCTTTCCTTCTTAGAAACTTTAGCCTGATAAAAGAAACGAGAGGCACCAGCTTTGTCATTATTTTTGTCTTTTGGTCCTACTCCTTCATATTTTGTTTCACCACCACCAAATTCTCCAAATCCTTTTGTCTTTCCTTTAGGCCAGTGTCCTTGTGATGTTGGTCCACTCTGTTCGTCCAATACTCTACCTGCTTCTTCATCTAATATGATGTTGGCTGGAAAACGACCTTCATTCAGTTCAGCAACTTTACCGCTATTATGTCTTCCACCCTCAAACATAGTATCACTATCTTTGTTTATATCAACTTTCATAGTCCCGCCTTCACTACCAACTCTACAACCGTCTATGTTGATACCACCTGTTCCCCATTTTAGAACATTTGCGGCAACTGTCTTTTCACTTAGGGGTTTTCTCGCAACACAGATTGGTTCATTAGCAGGTTTTAGTGCTGTGCCCCAACCCTCATATTCTTTTGCTTCTTCTGTTTTTGTTTCATACTTATCTACTTTATTGGATGTGAGTTTATTCTTTTCTTCTATATCGGATGCTTGATATGTAGATGCGGTTGGTATTGCTCTACCTCTATTCTCGTGGCCTTTTAGTTTATCTATACTCAATCCTACATTATGAGACTTCGGAAATCCCGAACCATACAACCACATAATCTGGTCTCTTATCTCAAAGCCAGCATCTTCAATGTTCACGGTCATTCTATGATAAGTTCTGGTGCCACCAAATGAGAGAACGTGCCCACCTGGTTTTAGGACACGAAGGACTTCTTTCCAGAACTCGACAGAAGGAACTTGGTGGTCCCATTTT